GACCTTCAACCGGCAGAACGTGGGGGAAGTTCTTTTGACCGATGCCTATCGCGTGGACCTGTATGGCGGGCGAGTGTATCTGAACGAGGGCTATAGCTGGCCTTCCAATCTTCGGGACCGTGACGCGGTGCGGGCGCGCTATGTGATCGGCAACGAGCGGGCGGATATTCCGGCGGTTTTTGTGCAGGCGATCAAGCAACACGTCGCGGTGATGTATGAGTGCCGGGACGCTTGCGAGATGCCTGCTGGGTGCAAGGCCTTGCTTGCCGGGTATCGGCGCTTCGATGACATGGGCTTCGCATGAAGTGTTCCGAATACGACGCCGGAATGCTGCAAACGCCGGTCACGATCCAGCGGCGGGTTCGCACGTCTGACGGGGCCGGTGGCTGGTCTGAGGTATGGACGACCGTCCGCGCCACGAAGGCCTACATCAAGGGCCTGTCGGGCTATGAGCGGATGACCAGCGACCGGCTCAACGCGGAAACCAAGGATCGGGCAGTCATTCGGTATTGGGCCGGGCTGTTGCCGTCTGACCGGATGGTGATTGACGGGCGGGCGCATAATATCACATACATCAACGATGTTGAGCGCAAGAAGCGGTGGATGGTCATTGATCTGGCAGGCGGGGTGGCGACGTGATCCTGAGCGCAGATACAAGGCCAATGCGGCAATCGCTGGAAGTCCTCAACGCGGCGTTCAATAGCTGGTCTCCATCGGTCAAGCATGGGTTCATGCTTCGCTATCGTGCATTGACACAGGCCGGGGCGGAATGGTCTGAGGTCACGCGGGATGGTGACACAATGCGCGCGGATGTGAGCGACGATCTGCGGCGGCTTTGCACCGAATTCGGGGTGGTGCTATGACAGCCCAACTGACCTTGACCGGGGTTGACGGGGTGCAGGAGGCCTTGCGCAAGTTCGGGGCGAATGCTGAGCGCGAGATTGAAAAGGCAGTGACGGCAACCGCGTTTCAGGTAGATGCCGAAATCAAGCGGTCAATCCAGCGCGGGCCGAAGACGGGGCGCACCTACAGGCGGGGCACGACAAGCCATCAGGCATCCGCGCCCGGCGAGGCACCGGCAACGGATCGAGGCGCGCTTGTGTCAAGCATCACCTTTCGCAAGATCACGCCTTTGACTTCGCAGGTTGAAAGTCGGTTGGATTATGCCTCGTATCTTGAGTTCGGGACGCAGTTCATCGCTCCGCGCCCGGCTTGGCTACCTGCCATTGAAAAGGCGCAACCTGACTTCGCGCGCCGGGTAGCGGACGCAATCAGGAGGGCGGCGCCATGAAATTCGCAGCCATGCAACAGGCGATCTTCAACCGCCTCAACAATTCGGCGGTGACTTCGCTTCTTTCAACCGCATATCCCGGCCCGGCAATCTTTACGGACGTTCCCCAGCCGGTAGACGGGGGCGATATCAGCCTCTTTCCCTACATCACCTATGGCGTCTCGACCGTCGCGCCTTTCGACACAGACGATCAGCCTGGCGGGTCTGCCGTGGTGCAGGTGGATGTATGGTTTCGCGGGACTTCCGATCTGGCAATGAATGCAATCGGCGATGCGGTGGATTTGCGTTTGCGGCGGCAACCTTTGTCAATTGCGGGGACAACGCACATCACGACAGAACTGATCAGCGCGACAAAGACGGATGACCCGGACGGCATGACAAAACGGATCATGTTGCTTTTCCGGGTTCTATACTTGGACTAGGGCTTGTGCTATCTTCGCGGCAAGGGGTGACATATGGGCTATTCGGGCAGAGATTTGCGGATCAGCCGGGACGGGGTTCCGGTCGCTGGGGCACGGTCTGACAACCTGACCCTCAACGGCGAGGCCGTGGATATCACCGACAAGGATAGCGCGGGCTGGCGCACATTGCTTTCCGGCTTTGGCGTGAAGTCGGTTTCTGGCGAGGTCGCTGGTGTTCTGAAGAACGGGGCCTTGGCTGGGGATATCATCGCCGGGGACAGTCCGATGAAAAGCCATACGGTTCAGGTCGCCGATCTGGCGGTTCTGTTCGGTGACTTCAAGCTGTTGTCCTATGTGCCGACCGGATCGCATGACGGAGCGGTCGAGTTCACGGCCACGCTGGAAAGTTCCGGCGCGATTGCGATCCTGATCAACACGGTTGCGCCTGCGGTCACGGGGACAGTGCAGGTCGGGCAAACACTGACCACGACCAACGGGACATGGCTGGGAAGCCCATCCTTCGCGCGTCAGTGGCAATTCAACGCTGGTTCCGGCTGGGCGAACATCACCGGCGCGACCAATCTGACCTACCTCATCGATGGGGCCTATCTGGGCAACAACATTCGGTGCAGGATCACCGCAACCACGGCCTACGGGTCCGTGATTGCATACAGCAACGTAGTCGGGCCGGTTGCGCCCTAAAGGAGACTGACATGGCGGCTGCAAGCGGACGCGAAATCTATGTGAGCAAGGGCGGAACGCGCTTGCTTGGCGGGCGGGCGAAGACCATGACGCTGAACGGCGAACCGGTCGATATCACCAGTGATGACAGCGCGGGGTGGCGCGAGCATCTTGCCGCCTTCGGCGTGAAATCCGTTGATGTCGAGGTCGAGGGCGTCTTGAAAGATGGCGTCCTTGTGGCGGCATGGTTCGCGGATGACCTGGCGGCATACACTGTAACTGTCACCGGGATCGGCACCTTCACCGGCCAATTCAAGCTGACCAGCGTCCCGTTGACCGGCTCGCATGACGGCTCGATCAACTACACCGGCACGCTGCAATCCAGCGGCGCAATCACGTTCACCCCGTAATGAGCATCTTCCGCGATATCAGCATTCCGTTCGGAGGTCGTGACTATGTGGTCACGCCTTCGGTCAAACTCATGCGCATGATCGAGGCCAAGGGGCGGCGCGACGATCCGTCATTCAACTTGGCAATGTCGGTCTACCGGATGACGGTCGGTGACGTGTCGCACGGGGAAATTGCGTTCATCCTGTCGGAAATGCTGAACGCCCACGGGGCCAAGGTGACGGCGGATGAGGTGTGGCAATACCTGATTGGCCTGGGCGTTCCCGACCTTCAGGAGACGATTGCCGCGATTGCCGAGTGCTTCCTTGCGCCGGAGCCGAAGGGAAAAAAGCAAGAGCCGCCGGAGACCCCGGAGACCTGAGCGACGTTCGGTTTGACTGGGACATGTTCTATCTGGCGGCGCGACGCCTGGGGATACAGCCGGGGGAGTTCTGGAACATGACCCTGCCAGAGTTCTTCGCGGAGATCACGGCGCAGGAACGAGGGACACCCGGGCCAAGCCTCACGGACGAGGAACGGGACCGATACAAGAGATGGCTTGACGGGGAATAAGCATGGCTCTGCCGCCCATTGTAGCGAAGATCACGGCGGAAACGAGCGGCTTGACCAAGGGTCTTGCCGACGCGAACACGCGGCTTTCGACCTTCGCCAAGGTTGGGGCCGGTGCGGCGGCGGCGGTTGCAGCTGGGCTTGTTGCACTGACCAAGGCCAGCATGAGCAACATTGACGCGCTGGCCAAGCAGGCGCGGTCCTTGGGCCTTACCACGGCGGCTTTCCAGAAGATGAGCCTTGTTGCCAATGAGGCCGGGGTGGAGACGGGAAAACTGTCATCCATGCTGGGCCTTATGCAGCGCAGCATTGTCGAGTTGCAAAGTGGCACCGCAAAGCAGGTCGAGACGTTCAGGGCTTTGGGCCTGAGCATTTCGGAATTGCAGGGCCTTACGCCTGATGAGCAATTCGCCAAGATTGCAGAAAGCCTTGATGGCATCACCGATCCGGCGACAAAAACCGCACTTGCGATGGAGGTATTCGGTCGGTCGGGCCGCGAAGCGATCAACATGCTTTCCGGCTATTCGGAAGCTGCGGCCAATGCGGCGGATTTTCAGGCGCGGTTCGGTATTGCCGTTTCGCAGGACGTTTCAGACAAGGTGGAAAAGGCCAACGATGCCGTCGGGCGTCTTGGCATGGTTTTCCAAGGCTTCGGAAACCAATTGGCCGGTCTGGTGGCGGGACCGATTGAGGCAACGGCTAATGGGCTGATCAGGGTGGCCGACGCTCTATTCGGAACACGGACTAAACTTGAAGAGTTCTTTGGAAGCATTGAAAAGGCAAAGGCAATCTTGGGAGAAGATGTCTTTGCCGAGATTTTTGGCGACCCGCAGAAAATCGCCGAAGCTGCCGATGCGCTGGACGATGTAGCATTTGCGGCTGAAAGAGCAATTGGGGTTAGCCGAAATCTTGAGCAGGAAATTCGCAGCTTCGCGGCTGGACTTGAGATGATTGAGCAAACCGCAGCGGCTGATGCCGTTGAGCAGATTGCCAATCAAGTTGAGATTTTGCGGCAAAGGTTTGAATCTGGTGAGCTATCTATGGTCGATTTTGTGGCCAAGATGAAGGATATCCAATCCAGAGCAGAAGGCTTGGTTGAGGAATTGGGCCGGATCAACGGCTCTGATATGAGCGCCATCATTGCGCGGATGGGCGCGCTTGGGGATGCAATCGCGGCGGCGGCAGCAGAGGCGCGCAATTTGGCGGCATCGCTTCCTGGTGGCGACTTGGGAATGACCGAAGGCACGCCGCTTTCTGGCGATGTGTCGGGTCTCATGCCGCCATCTGTGGAGGGCGTCACGTCTAGTCCGCGCCCGCCCCCCGCGCCCCCCCTTCTCGGCGAACCTGATAGCAAAGGCACAGGAAGCGGCACTGGCAAGGGTGGCGGCGGTCTGCAAGACTACCTCGCGCAACGGCTTGAAACGCTGATCGAGGGACTGCGCACCGAAGCCGAAATCGTCGCGGAATGGTATGCAGAGCAGCAACAGACGCTAGAGGATGCTTTGGCGGCGAAGATGCTGACCGAACAGGAATACATGGAATACCGGGAGCGGCTGGAGCAAGAGCATCAGGATCGGCTCTCCAAAATCCGGGAAATGGCCAATAGCG